GCTTCCTGATTTCGTTTTTCATAGATACACCTCCATCGCGCTGGCGTTCAGCGCTTTTGTCAGTATTCGCTGGTCAAATCCGAATGCGGCATACCCCTGTCGGCACACGTTCACATAGCGTTGTGATGGTACTCCGTATTTCCTGTCATCCTGCATGACGTAGAGGAACACATCCAGCGCTTTGGCCTTGCCGTTACGGATGCTTTTGATTACCTGCTTCATGTCCCGCTTGTAATAGAAACGCGGGAATCCTTCGTAGTGGTCCAGGGCGGCTTCGTCAGCGGCGCTTACTTCCCATGCTACAACGGGAACAGACCCGCCGGAAAACGGCTCCACGGTCAAATATGAGCCGCTCAGACTGCCTTTGAACATGAGCCGGTACCCTTCCAGCATTCCGGTACCAATGACCCGTGCCGAGGGACACCGGTATCGCATCTGCTGGACGTTGAGGTTACTACCATAGGCCAGATAGTATCGTTTTCCCATCTTCCGTTCCATCCTTTCTGAAGGGCTTACCCTTCTACCACCGAAAGCCCGCCGTGCGGGGCGGGTGCCGGTGACAGGAGGCTAAGTCCTCCGTTTCTGCTTAAGCGGTTGCTCTTCCGTGCCGGAAGGCTGCGTCGCCGTCGAGGTTCTTTGTCAGGAATTCGCGGGCCGTTGCGAACTCTTCACCCATGAATCCCATCCTCATCAGCCAGGTGCGCATTGCGAACTTCGGGTTTTCGGTCTGCTGGGGCTTGGGGCTTGCGCTCTTTGCATCCTTGGCCATCTGGTTCAATGCCAGGCAGAGCTGAATGAAGCTTTTGAGCTGGCCTGCGTGGATGCCGTTCTGCCTGCCGTCCGCTGGCGCGTCAAACTGGAAAAGTCTGAATTCGATGGTGCCCTTGGTGAATGTTGCGTGATAATTGAGCATATGATACCGTGATTCGTTGTAGTGTTGGCTCCGACCGTGGCTGGCGTTCTGGCTGGTGTACCAGATGTCCGCGAGCTCCGCCATTGTGTCGGGCTTTTTGCGGTTCAGTTGCTCGAGGAAGTTCGGGTCGACCGTCCGGCAGTAGCGGCTCATCCGGTAACTGTCCAGTTTCAAAGCGTCCGCCAGGAGCCGCTCGTGGCTTGCCATCAGGTTGGCGAGGTTCCGGAGGGTCTTTGGAGTGTGACCCTTGGCCCCAATGTGGATGTGGACCCCGCATCCGCGAGTCGCGTCGCTCTTGGCTCCGGCCTTGCGCAGGCGGCGGCAAACTTCCTGCAGGGCTTCGATGTCGTTGTAAGTCAGGATCGGCGTAACCATTTCGCACTTGTGAAGGTCATCTCCGCGGATGCTGACGTCTTTTTGGAATTTCCATTCCCGACCCTGGGCGTCCCAGGCGCTCCAACTGCTGTAGCCGTTGCGGTAGGCTGTGTTTTCGTAGCGCCCAGTACCGAAGTACTCGGCAGCGATCTTTGCCGCATTCTCTCTGGTGATGCTGTTCATTTCGATCTCGACTCCGATGGTTTGGTTCTTAAGGTCGGCGATCTGCTTCAAGGTCTTTTCGGTCATGGTCTTTTCCTCCGTTCTCGGTCGGTGTGTTTCTGTTGTTGGGAACAGTATACCTCTGAACGGAGCTGCACAGGCGAAATCCCGGCGTTGATACCGATAACCCGGCGATAACTTGTACAGTGCCAAAAACTGATAAAGGCCCCGCCGGTTCCGGCGGGGCGGTGTATTATTTGATCTCGCAGTAATCCTTCCCGTTGCACCCTTCGTCAGGGATGTCCAGCTCTTTGGCGATGTTCTTGATCGACCGTTCATTCATCTCTTTAACCGCGGCTTCGATCACGAACCTGTCGACGTCATAGCCGTATTGCTTCAGCCAGGATTCCACGTATGCCAGCTTTTCGTCGCCTTTGCCTTCGCCGGTTATGATCTGTTCGGCGGCTTCCACTAGGCGCTTCACGACGTTCCAGATAATGGTTTGCTGGTTCTTTGTAGTGTGCGAATCAAGCCACTTTTTCGCAGGAGGGACAATTGCCTTGAGTATCCATGCCAGCAGTGCTTCACCGATCAGTGCGATGATGGACACTGCCAGCGCGGTCAGGTTGACCGTGTGGGTGGTGGGTTCGGGCTCGGCGGCGACTTCAGCAATGCAGGTGAAAGTCAGCACGATCAGCAGCATGGCAGCCAGTAGGAAAGCAAGAATCTTCTTCATGGGAATTCTCCTTTCATAGTTAGTAAGAATCAGTAAAAATCAGTACAAATCGGCAAAAATCAGTTAACCGGACATAATGTGTCCGGTTTACTTTTCGATGAGATATTTTTGGATTTCGTCATAGCTGCGTTTCAGTCCGTCCACGCTGTTGCCGTCGATTTCATGGTGCAGCATCGCCATCAGCGCCCGCATTTGTATGCGATTGGCTTCTTCCAGATCGTTCAATCGCTCATGGTCGCGTTCCAGCCGTTCTTCGTGTTTCTTCACTGTTTCCTCCAATGAGTTTACAGGTGCAGTCTTCCTTTTTTCTTCTTCGCGGTGAGTTTTGATCGCGCCCATGATTGTGTTGTAGGCGCCGATCAATACCAGGGCAGCGGCCAGCAGGCCCACCAGCTGTTCAAAAGTCACGTTCGGCATCTTACTTCACCAGCCTCGAATACTTCGGGGACACCCAGGCATTCTGATTCTTGAATGCGAGCAAGTACCAGCCGTCATCAGAGATCTGGCCCTGATACTGATATCTATCCCCCCGGTGAGCTACGCCCAATTTTTTCGAGTTGATCTTGTTCGGCGCGGACCGGATGTAGCAGTCGCCGCCGACGATTTCCACCCATCTCGGATCGTCCGAGGGTACGTCGTGCTCATCCAGTGCTTTTTCCAAAGCCTCGCGGGTCGCCGCATCGTAGATGCCGGTATCGGGCAGACCATGCGCCCGTTGAAAGGCTTCGACGGCCATTTCGGTGCAGTCACCAAACTCGCCGTCAGCGCCGTAGGAGCCGCAGCTGAAGCCCAGCTCGATCAGGTTCTCCTGCAGTTGCTTCACATCAGCGCCCTCGTCACCGTTACGCAGTTCGCGGTCGCCGATGGGCTCCGGCTCCGGCTTCGGGGTCGGCTGGTCGTCGTAGGAGATCATGTTGTCCGGCAACATGCCCCACTTCGTCCAGGGGCCGTCCGTAACCTTGACCTTGCGGCAGTCGTAGGCGAAGCCCTTCATCTCGATGGTGTATCCATCACCCACGTATACACCGATGTGGTTCTCTTTCCAGACCACAAGGCCAGGGATATCCGGGATATCCTTGATGGGACCGATCTTTTTGCAGATGGCGATCATGCCATTGGCGCTCTTGTCGGGGCAGTTGTTGGCCTTATACACCGGGTCAGCGTCATACCGGCCGCCGGTCCAAAAGAAGGCCTTGATCAGGCCAACACAGTCAGCACACCGCCGCCCCTTTTCGATATCTTTCATGTAGCCGCTGGTGCGGTCAGAAGTGTAGTGTCCAGGATACTGTGCTTTTTTACTCCGGTACTTGCTCTCGGTACACTTGTTACCGTAGGTGCCGTACCAGTAGCACCAGCGATCCTTGTTCGCATAGATTGTCTTACAGAATTCCGCGAGCTGCCTTCCCGTAAACATTTGAACTCCACCTCCGTCTTTCTGCTCGTCGGTCGCGGGTGTCGTAAAGTATTCCAGCGGCTTTGTTCCCGTGAGTATATTCAGGTCAACTCTGGCGCTGATTCCGGGAGCCTTGCCTTCGCTGGTGTACTGCCAGATATCACAAGGATGGTCCGGCGTTATGCTGCCTCTTACCGTTCCGTCATTGCTGCCATACCGGGGGACCCACACATAGGCGTAGCGGCTGTAATCAAGCGCCCAGGACGTGTACAGCTCATGGGCAATGTATACCGCTACCCGGATGTTATTGCCCCTCAGGCGGCGCAGCTCGGCTTCAAACGCTTCGCAGATTTTCCGGGCGTCCGCTGCCTTGATGCCGCTGCCAGTCTCGCAGTCCAGCACCCAGAAAAGCGGTTCATTCGCACCGACACTGTCGCTGAACAGCTTTGCCTCCTGTACAGCCTTGCCGATAGTCGTGCAGTAGAGGTAATGATAGGTGTGCCAGGGTACCCCGTACTTCTTCGCCGCCGCAATGTTCCGGTCACAGTACGGGTCTTTTTCCTTGCCGCTCGCCTTGATGACGACAAAGTCGAGCACGGGCGCAAGTTTCGACCAGTCGATCAGGCCTTGGTATTTCGCAACGTCACAAATAAACCGGCCCACCTTGAAGCTCGTCAGCCAGTCGAACATCTTGTATTTCTCGGACACCCATGTAAACTGGATCGGGTGTCCATAGCCGGTGACGATCGTGAGCTTTGCCGTACCGCCCAGCTTTTCAAGCTTGTCGTGCATGCTGATGGCGTACTTGCGGTAGTTGTTCTCCTTCTCTCCGGCGAAGAACCACACTGGCACTTTCACCACGGATTTGAGATTATCCCCGATGTCCTTACACGGAGACAGGACGGAAGCCGAGCAAAAGAAATCCGGGTATGCAAGCAGAAGATCCAAAACCCCATTTGCGCCCAGACTGTGGCCGCTGATGGCGACGCGGCTGCATCCGTTCTCGGCGGCAACGTGGTCGATCAGTTTTTTCAGAGAGACCTTGTAATCGCCCCACGTGCCAGTGGGCAATTGGGGCATCAGAATACAGGCAGCGGGTCTACAGGTGGCCTTGCTCAGCGAAATATAAGGCTCTCGCTGCTTGAGCTTCGACAGTGAACTGCCGATCTCGCCGGAGCCGTGGAGTACAACGATGAGAGGGGGAGACGAAACGTCAGGCGGCTTGTAAAGTATGTATTTGAACTTGTCGAACGTGGAGTCGCTCAGCATATTCAAAGACCTCCTTTTTGGCATAGAAAAAGCGTCGGCATTACGCCGACGCTTCTACGTCGATATTTGGCTATCCATATTCCGGGGGTGGTGTGAAGATAAACAGTCGGTTGTACAGTCTACCCATACTCTGTATCGAGTGATAGGCATTGAAGTTCCTGGCATAGGCCCGCCAGCTTTGCCAGGACTGATACACATCCTTGTGGGACATGATGCCGGCGCGGACCTTTGGCACAAACTTCTTCATCTTCCTGCGCATTCTGACGATGGACTTGTGGGCCAGCTTCTTGATGACCTTCCCGCTGGGGAGTAGAAAATACCTGACCTTCAAAAAAGTGAATCCGCGGGACAATTTCACGATTTGTGTCTTCTTGGTGTTCAGTGTGATGCCGAGACGCTTGCAAATGATCTTGATGGCTTTCAGGCACTTCTCAAGGTGGCTCTTGTCATGGTGGATCAGGTAGCCATCATCGTTGTAGCGGGCATAGTACTTGATGCCGGCGCGTTCCTTGATGTAGTGATCCAGCCGGTTCGCAGATGCCAGGGCGAGGATTTGGCTGATCTGACTACCAAGCCCCAGACCAGCGTCACCGCCGAAGGCATCGATGAAATGGTCGGTCAGCTTTATGATCCTCTTGTCAGTGAATTCCTCTCGGATGATCTTCTTGACCAGAGCATGAGATACTCGGTCAAAGAATTTGGAGAAATCAAAAAGCAGGACATAGCCATTATTGCCATGCTTGCGGTAATACTGGTGTAGATGCTTGGTAAGGCGCTTTGAGGCGAAGGTGTAGCCCTTGTCCTTCATACACGCGCCATTGTCATAGATGAAAGTTCGTCCCAGCATGGGGACAAGGGCATAGTCACAAAGGCAGCGCTGAACAACGCGCTCGCCAATAGTAACGGATTTGATGTGACGCAGCTTCCCGCGTTCCATAAGATCGAACTCATAGAATCCGCTGGTTCTGAATTTTCCATCCTGCAGCCTGTTATAGGTGTTGAGTACATTCAATGGTGCCTGGGTGATGTACTTCTGCACGCTGGACTTCCAGGCCACGTTCTTTCTGCACATCTTGTAGGAATGATAGAGATGATCATAGGAAAATACCCAGTCGAATGAATCACAGAGACCAACACGGCGGGCCTTTTGCGCTGCCCTCCGTGCCTGTCGCCTCTCATATCGGCCTTGCCGGCGTTCTTCACTCGTCATGGTATCTCCTATCAAAAAACACTGTCCCCTACGACTGCCGGGTAGTTACATATAGTCGCATAGGGATAACGGGCATGAAACGGCGCATCACTACCAAGCTCCGCCATGCAAGCAGCGTCCGCCCGCACCCATCAGGACATCTATTTACCCCTCTTTCGAGAGGAAGGTTATGCGCTCCTTCTCTCCACCCAAGTCGGATTTCACCGTAACAGGTTACTTTGTCTGCCCGGAGAGGAGCCGAGAGCCACCCCGCCCGAGTTGTTAGCGTTGTTGTTGTTGTTATTGCCATTATTGTTGACGTTGTTGAAGTTATTATTGTTGTTGGCAGAACGCAACCACCACCAGGCCGCAGACCCACGTACAGCACATAACCTATAAAGACGCTATTATGGTAAATCCTTATAGCGTTCTCTATCTTTTTTTATGGCACCCTTTACCAACCTGATTTCCTGCTCAACGATGTCCATCCAGTATTTCATCTTGTCCGCTTCAAGACCGAATAGCTCATTTGCTACCTTGATCTGCGCAACCAGGCTGTTCAACTCGGCGTTAGCCCGCAGCATATAGTCGCGCCGCATCTGCACCTCATGTTGATTGGTGGGATAGATACTGTTAGCGCACTTCACATACTCGTGGATTCTCGTCGCGCAGTTTGCAATAGGCTGGGATACATAGAAAGTGTACCGCTTCGGAAAGCCCACGCATTTCTGAATGGTATGGATTTGCAGTTGCCGTGCGGTATGCACAAATTCCATTTCCGACTCGTTACGCTTTGACTTTATGACAGACAAAGGCACCACCTCCATCGGGAATTCTACCGCGCCATTATACCACGGATGAAAATGCCGTGGTAGATGGAAAACCTCGAAATTTCAAAAAAATTTCGCCGCTACGCGGCGGATAGGGTGGGCCTACGGCCCATTTGGCTGGCGCATGGCCATCCTCCTCCCTTCTGGCCCCACGGAGGGGGCCAGATTGTTAAGATATTTGGATTATATACAGAAGCCGAGAGCCACCCCGCCCGAGCCGTAAGCGCCGCTGCTGTTGGTAAAGCCAAAATTGTTGACGTAGTAGAAGGTACCACTGCTGGTGGCAGAACGCAACCACCACCAGGCCGCAGACCCTGACGAGACGTTCTTCTTGATTCTGTCGTTCGACGAGGCAAAGACAGCGGAGTAAGCCGGGCCATTGCTCTCATAACTCGTTCCACCAAATATCTCTCTATACGACGGTATCCAAACCTCCTCCGTGCTCGTATCGTTCTTGACACTGGTTCCAGCAGTATTGTACACATAAGTGTATTTCGTGACTGACTTGAGATGGCTCCGCACAGCCTCGGGGATTAGCGGCTTAATGGTTCCGTCGAGATAGGTATCCATCTCAGTATCATCGTAGCTGCCAATTGTACCAGTGCCCGTTGTATAGTAATCGACAACACGGTTCGGGGCATCCTGAACGTCAGCGGAAACCGTAAATGTACCGGTGCTGGAGAACGTGACCGTGCCGTAGTAATTCTGCGATGCAGTGAGCTGATCGTATTCACAATACACAGTCACAGTATCACCATTATTTACCGCAACAGTTTCTGTTGTTCCGCTGGTATTGCAATAATCCGTCGCTACAGCTGTACCATTTACAGTCAGCGTGGTGATCTTGTTCCTGCTGCTGTTGGAGTTGGATGTCTTATAAAAGATCGACAAGGTTCCATCTGACGTTGCGCTGATCGTCCATGTAGCCTTTGCCTTGGAAATATTATACCTGTTCTGTGATGTCCAGGTATTTCCGCTTGCCGTCCACGACGGTACTTCAGGATATTTGTAGACGATCACAAGATCAGGATTCATCCTGTGAGTATCCTTCAGCAGTTCCATACTCACCCACGACGTGGCAGCATTACCGGATCCGCTGGCCAGCGGATCCACACCCTTGCCGACAATCTGCATCTTCACCGTACCCTGAGCACCGAGGTCAAGCTCTTTCCAGTTGCCGACCTTGTACGTAGCGGTACCGGCTTCGATCTTGGAGATGATGGTCGCCCAGTCATCCTCGATCTCTGCCACCTCCAACGGTGAACCGAACACAGCATAGCATGTGGTGTTGCCCTGGATGTTTGTCGGCGCCGGGGACCAGCCCTCGAACGGATACTCCGCTGCACTGCCCTTAGTAGTTGTCGGTGTGCTGCCGGTGTAGCTGGCACTGCCACCATAAGGCACGTTGTTCACGGTCTGGAGCGTACCACCGCCATCAGCGGACTGCTTCGCGAACGTGACTGTATACGTTCTCGTTGTGCGGCTGTACGCGGCGTAAACGGAGCGGTCAGCTGTAACCGATTTCGTGGCATCCGCGCTCGCCGTCTGCGAGTCTTGATTCTTCGACCATCCAACGAAAGTGAAATTGTACTGGGCTGTGGATGACCTGGACGGTGTTCCAGTGTACGTACCGTCGCCACCGTCAAGGATTGTTTCGGAGTGTATCAGCGTGCTTCCGTCGTAGCTTCTGTAATACAAGGTGCTGGTGATATGGTCAAAGTCGACCGTGATGTCCGGATACCGTTCCTGCAGTGACGCCAGCTGTGCGCCGGTCAAAGCATCGATGTGAATGGTGCCGTACACCTGGGCGCGGTCCATATTGCCGCCGCTCTCGCTCAATCCGCGCATGGTGTCCAACTTGTCATACAGAGCAGCGGCGGCAGCGTATGTCTCCATATCCCACGAGAAACCGATCAGACGCACACGAGAACCAGCGGCGAGATCGTCGAGCAGGCCATAAACATCAACGGCACTGCTTACGTTCTCCAGTCGTAGGGTTGTGATGTTCGCGCCTTCGGCGAGCACGAACTCATTGATTACCGTCTGGTTTCTGATTGTCAGATTGGTAACAGTGTTGGGAAGGTGCAGCTTTTTCAGGATGCCGCCGTTCGGGAGTGTCAAGCCCGTGATCTTGGTGTTATCGAAGTATGCGTTCTCGATGTTCACGCAGCCGGAGATATCAACGCTCTGCATGACATTGCCGGTGCCCAGGGCGGTGCAGTTGCGGCAGTCGATGGTCTTCAGCAGCACGTTATTGCCGAGGTACAGCTCTTTCAGGTTACCGTTGACATACTCCGGGTCGCTGTCGCCCAGCTTCAGACTCTGCAGCTTCGTCGCCATGGAGAAGTTGGCATATCCCACCTTGAATCCAGACAAGTCACCGACGTCGGCAAGCTGGGACGCACTATAGATGTAACACTCAGTATCGTCCAGCTCGTCGATCGGGCAGACCATGGTGTACGGCGTGTTCCTGCTGGCGCGGGTCTGTACCAGATAGGAACCGTATTTCACTGCCGCATAGATGTCGGCGTAGGGTATAATCACCACATTCGATTTCGCGTAGCCGCGGATCGTGATGACGTCGGTCAGCGCGTCACCGGCGTTGTACTTGGAATCGATGTAGCGGAAGCGGTTATACAGCCACCATTTACGCTGCTCGGCCTTGGAGCCCTGGAGCATCCCCAAATAGGAAGCGTCCCCCTTCTGCACCAGCGGAGCCAGGTATTTGAACCATGCGTCCTCATTGAAAATAGCCTCGGGCCACTTTCCCTGATGCGCTTCAAACGCCTTTTCGATCAGGTCATATGACAGTTTACCCTGGGAGCGCAGGCTCTGATACATCGCCTTCAGCTCTTTTGGGAATGCCTGACGCACATTGTTCCACAATACACTGTTCTGCCCGTTGTAGATGTTCGAGCCGCCGGCGGTGTGGTCGGTGTCCTCCAGATTGTAGGAGAAAGCGAGGACACCTTCGTTGGTGATGCCTATGGCGGTGTCAAAGTCATAGGGCAAAAACACTATTTTCTTGTTCACTCGGTTTCACCCCCTGAATTGATGCTGCTTCCCATGAACGAGATGAACATATTCTTTGCTCTGTTATCCACCATCAGGAACAGTTCGGTAAACAGGTAGAAGAACAGACAACTGTCCATCTCCACATAGTTCCCCAGCTCCGCTCGGAACTTCGCCAGTCGATATGCCGCTGAATCCGTGGTATATGTAACGGTGATCGGGTTGCCCTGCTGATCATACTCGCCTGTCTCATAGGTCACGGGCTCGGCCAGCGTGTCACCGGTGGCGGCAGACTGATCGGTAGTGACGATCCAGTCAGAGAAATCCTTCAACTGCGATGGATTCTGGAACGGCGGGTCAGTGTCCGGGAAGCGGGCTTCAAAGTCGTTCAGCCACGCGGGGATGGGATTACCGTCATCGTCCACGCCCATGGATGTGAAATCATTGGACTTGAACAGGATACGGTCGGAGCCGTGGTTCAAGGTTTCCCAGGATTCATCATCTTCCTGGAATCCAAAGAATTCCTCGGCGGATTTATCGGTGTTGAAGTTGTATTTCCCCATGAACATGACCTCATCGCCGTTGTCCCAGAATATGACGATAGGGAAACCGTCGATACCCTGTCTCACGGCGCTGTCGGCTCTCTGGCCGGGCGTTTTGTATGGGCAGGCATTGTCATAGGCTCTGACCAGCTCGACGTTATTCGCACCCTCTGAGGACGCTACGTCGGCCTTAAAGCAGAACACACTGACCGGAATATCACCGGCTACGTGCTGGTATTTTGACGCGGTTGTTCCGTTCGGCAGGATGAATCCATTCTTGAACTCCCCCTTGTAATTCTTGCGCTCGTAAAACTGGGAGGATGTACCCTGTACGTCGAACTGAGCGCCAGTGAAGGTGAAGCACTTGCCGGGCTTGACTGGATCAACATAGTAGCCGTCGATGGTCTTTTTGTCGCCTTTGTATTGCGGCAATTCATCACACTGCAGCACCAGATACGGCAGATCAGAGGGCAGTTTCTCGATCGTAATCTGACCGTAGGCGTCATACACATTATTTCGGGCGTACCGGTCTACCAGGTCGCCCATGACCGGACTGTCAGCGATCCAGTTCTCCAGCATTTGCTGGCGCGTCAGATCATTGTCATACACCCGAATACAGTAGATGTCCATGGTGCAATCGTTGCTTCCAATGCTGATATTGACCGGGGTCGTCTGCGAGAAGTCATCGTCCTCCGGGTATTGCACCACGCCGGACACGATGCCGTTGACATAGCAGTAGATCAGACGCTGCTCGCTGCGCTTCTCTACCACGAAGCTGATGCGAACGTGCTCGTTTTCCTTGAACTGCATCCCGATCACGCTCTGCTCGGAGATGAGCTGCGCTTTCTGTGCCGTGATGGACAGACCGCGACCCTCGGACAAGCAGGACAGAATCACGCTGTCATAGTTCATGACATTGCGCGTCGCAAACTCGACCTCGATGGTCTTGCCGGTGTTCCTGAAGTCCGTCTCGAAAATCTTGTAAGGGATGGTCACCCTTGCGTCACCGGAGACGCGAAGAGCAGTGGCGTTGTTCTCATCACGCTGCCAGCCGTCGTTCGTCCAGTTGAAGCCGCTCAGCGTCGCCTCGATGCTGCCCGACATCCAGGTTTCCCGGTCGGCGGAGTTGTTGGAACGGCCATATGACGTCAGATGCATCGCGAGGTTCTCGGTTTCCGCTTCAACATGAATCTGCGATTCAGTGACTGTGAGCGTGAACGTTCGGGATGCATAGTCGCTCTCGCCCTGCGTTCCGGTCGAAATCTGAATGGTCATCGTCCCGGTTTCCATTGCGCGGGTGCTGAACAGCTGAGGAGTTCTATCCACGGTCGGGGAATCCGCTGTTTCGCCGTTGACCTTGATGGTGATCGGCGTAGTAAGCGAGGCGGGGTTATACACGATATAACCGATATCGATGGAGCTGTACTGGGCGGCAGTATTCTCATTGAAGGTGCTGGTAATGATAGGCGTGACATTACCGGAGCCAAGGCAGATGATCTCATACCGCAGTGTGTCCGACTGGACGGTCTCGCCGTCAATCTCCGCTTCAAAGTAGCAGGAGAATGTATGCGCTCCATGCGACTGAGCGGGGATGTTGAATGTCTGCTGGCGACCGGATACTGTGACCGTAGTTGTACCGATGCGGGTGCCGTCCATGAAGAATTTCACGGTCTTGCTGACGTTACCGACCGGGATATAGGGGAAGCTGATTGCGCCAGTGTAGGGCTCCTCGGGGTTGAAGGAGCTGGTCAGCGTCAGCTGCACGACATTGACGGTCATGCGGATGTTGCGGGTGTTGCCGTAAATATCCGACACTGTCAGAGATACCGTGTTCGTCCCTGCGGAGAGATGCGATGATACGTCGATTTCGACGCTTCCCTGTTCGATGTTCATGCTTCTCTTGATGGTGCTGCCAACAGCGATACGGAGGTTGCCGTTGCCTGTCGGCAAATCATTCTCCAAAGAGCTCCATGTAAACGATACAGGGCAGGGGCGTCCCTGCGCGATGGTCTTTGTGGTCCAACCCGTGGTATTCGTGATGGCCATTACAGCGTTGTTGCCACTGCTGCCACCGCCACCTCCGCCGCCACCGCCAATAAACGGCCCGAGGCGCTCCCCGGCGGGCTCTCCGTTGATGGTCAGCACCAGATAGCCCTCGTCGTCTACGTATGCGCCGTCAATCTTACCATTAAGCGCAGCACCGACAGCGGCGGCGTCTGCGGCTTCCCCGCTCTGCGACAGAGTGCTGTCTACGCTGAGAAGGTCATCGACGCCGGTAGCACCGATGTTATTTCGCGCGGCTATCTTCTGGGCATTGGTCAGTTGCTGGGCGTCATCGAATCGTGTCGCACCGATATCCTTAAAACTGAACTCTACACCATCGACGGTCATTTTGTCCATGTAGTCCACGCTCATCACCTCGCATTCTTAGTTATTACCAGTGTGTGGTTGACCACCTCAACGCCAAGCCCCGGCAGCCCGATTTCACCGCGCGGGAGCGTCAGGTTCAATACTGGCGCTTCAGGGGTGCCGGAGATCGTCGCGCCGGCATCCTCGCTTGCCTCTACCGTTTCCACTGTGCCGATGGACAGTGAAGGCGTCAGACCAGTAGGAAGGCCGAAAGTGAGCGTTACAGAGCCGGTCTCCGGATCTACGTTCTTTGTCACGGTGGCGGCGCTTCCTGGCGCCAGTGTACGTGCCAGAACGCCCAGTGCCTGTATGGCCCGCGAGGCGTCAGCGGCTTGCATGGCCTGTAGTTCGGCTATTTCGGAATAGTATTTTGCATTATTGTGGAAAAACTCACCATCAACCACCGGCGTCCCGTCTTGCTCACCTTTGGCATAGCCCTCGCTGACCCGGGCGAAAACGCCTGCACTGGTCTCCAACAGTGCTGCCGTGTTCGCTGACTGCAACGACGCACCGGCAGACGCCGCCGCCGCGTCACGTGCGGTTTCGGCGCTTCCCTGAGCGGTTTCGGCTTTGTCCTGAGCGTTCTCGGCTTCCTCTTGAGCCGTTTCCGCTTTATGCTGCGCTTCCTCGGTCTTAGTCTGTGCTTCCTCGGCCTTGGCCTGCGCTTCCTCGGCCTTATTCTGCGCCGCCTGGGATTCTGCCATTGCCGTTTCTGATGCGCTCTGAGCCGCTTCAGAGGCCATCTGCGCACGTTCTGCGGCCTCTTGCGCTGTTGCGGCATCCGAGGCACTGCCAGACGCACTATCGGATGCTGCCTCTGCTTCGGCCACGACACCGGCGAATCGCACCTGCCAGCCGTCCCAGGGCTCCGGGGTCTCGCCGGTATCGTCGAGGGCGTCGCCCACGAAGGAATCAAATTCTACGCTCTTGGCGATAGTCGATCCCTGCAGCACGATCAGCTGGAACTTTCCGTATCCCGGCTGTACCAGGTCAGTGCTGGTGACTGTCCAGTACAGGTAATTCTCATCGGTCTCGGTGGTGGGGACAGGGTACGATGAGTCGGCGCTGGGGAGCCGGTTCAGCAGAGTGAAATGCGCGCCGGGGTACTGTTCCGTGTATTCAGAGATGGGAACCTTGACGCGCACATGTTCATTTTCGCCCAACTGTCCGAGATTGACAGTCAGGCGAGGGAGCGCTACCCTCTCGATCATGACGCGCCACTCCCTCCTGTAATGATCAGCGTGTGTCCGGAGACACGGATCCTGGCTGCGCCGATATTGTTTCTGGCTGTCGCTTTCTGCGAGGAAGTAAGGCTCTGGGCGACGTTATAAGCGACGCAGTTGTTATTGAGGTTGTCAACGATTTCCTGCACAGTTTCAGCCGCGCCAATGATTTCATCCGAATTGTCAATGACATCAACGAGCTGGCGTATCTCGGAGCCGGAAATCAGTGTATCCTTGTCCAGTGCGGCACGTTCCACCCGGAGGATGAAGTTTGCCGTGGCAAGCTGCTGGTAATCCTGAGAAGCTGGGGATTCGGTGGTCGCGGGTGTGCCTTTATACAGTACAATTTCGCAATGGACCTTCCCGGCTACTGCCGCCATCTGTTCGGTCACGACAAAGGTTACCGTGCTTCCGGAGATTGATGCTGCATAGGAGAAGCCGTTTCCATCCGGCTTTGTGCCTCTGATCTCCGCTGCCGTGCCAGTGGGGAAGCTGACCACGCCGTCTGCACTGAACAAATTAAACACCAACGTCCGGGACGCCGCGTCATATTGACTGACATCAATGTGAAGCGGAACCCCGCCGGGGGTGAGGTTCAGGTCATAGGTCTGAGTGAGCATTATTCATCACACTCCTTTTATCGCGGGGTGTATCATTCGGGCAGGGATGATGTGGCGTAGTCAAGGAGCGCCTGGGCGTCGGCCTTTGCGGTATTGTCCGTCACCACCCTGTCGAACCTCTTGTTATCGCTGACAATGCGGCCTGTTTCATCGTCAACCTCGCTGTAGGTTGCGGACATTCTCATGCCGACAGCATCGTTGAATACGGTTACTGATGTGATGATCTTCATGCAGCTTCACGTTCCTTTCTGATATCCTCAATGTGCTTCGCAGCGTCCTCACCATAGGTCTGATTCGGTATGTCGAACTTCTCGTCGTTACGGTCTAAGCGGAGCTGGTTGACGTCAGATTGCTTGCCTTTGATCTCCCACCCAAAGGACAATCCTGGATTGCCGGCAACAACAAACCATCCGCCTTTGCGTTCTCGCACATAGCAATCTCCTTCACCGTAGCGCTGCAAGAATACCTGATAATTATCAGTTGTAATGGTCTGGGCAAAAATGGGGTCGATGGTCACGTAGCAGAGTCCGTCATCTCCTATAACTGCCTCTCCTACATCGCCAAAGAGGGGCGACGGGGTTTCGTAGCAATAAAGAAGGCGATCAGAGTATTGGTCTGTGGAAACAATGCGAGATTTTGTGCCGGATGCACTCATATTACCCGTGATTGTAACACCGGCATTATCAACTTTTATTTTCCCAGTCCCAGAACATGTTAATATCAAATCATTACCCGATCCTATAGACTGAACAATTAGACTACCGTTATAGAACCGGATTTCACCTACGCCCGTATCAACACCATTATTTAGAAACCACGCTTCTAATCCTTGATCTGAAAGTTCATATCTAACGTTGTGTTTATCCGGATACGAGGCAAGATTTGATACCTGTATACCAAATCTATTAAAATGGCCAATTACTTGATTGTTTACGTCATAAACGACCAGTACTCCGTCCTTAGCAGTGCCAGAGCCGCCGATTCTCAATGTTCCTCCACTTATCAGATCCGCAGACATTGTCCCGGTTGTAATCATTGATGCAGTAATCGCGCCTGCCGCTATTTTCTCGGCTGTAATCGCGTTAGCTGCTATTTTATCAGAAGAGATAGCACCATTGGCTATCTTCACGGTGGACACAGCCCCATTAGAGATAGTATCTACAGTTATTGCACCAGCGGAAATCTTGGCCGATGTAATCGCCCCAGCTGCTATCTTATCCGCGGAAATCGCTCCGGCCGCTATTTTCGCCGCAGTGATAGCACCGGCAGCGATTTTGTCAGCGGTGACAGCTCCGGCGACTATTTTCGCGGCACTGATGCCGCCATCAGCTATCTTTGTACCATCTATACCGCCAGCTGTAATCAGATTAGCGTTGAGCGTCCCCGTATCCATGTACGTCGCGTTGATGTACAGCAGCCCGCTTTTAAGATAAATACCCTGTGTCTGACCGTTGTTAGTGAGCCGATTGAAAACTCCCTGCTGATTAAGGGCGTTGTCCAGGGTTGTTGTGGAAGCTATAGCATTAGCCTGTGCTGTGTTGGCATAGCCTTGCGCGGCACTCTTTGCTCTCGATTCAGCAGCCGACGCTTTCCCTTCGGCGATTGACGCGACCGTGGCTCCCCCGACCGTTGTGGATGCGGAAAGTTGAAACTCACCGGTTTCCAAATTCCAAAAATTATTTCCAAGAGCATCCTGCAAGATGCCCGCTCTTATCAGACCGGCGGTGAGAGTGCCGCTGGTAATGAAATCAGCGACGATCGCGCCATCCTGCGTCATGGCCAGTGCATATGGGCCTGCATATCCGTTGGAGCTGTAACCGAGGCCCCCAGAATTCCATCGCCATACCTTCGTGGCTGTGGCGATACTGTCTGTATCCATGACTACAATTTCGGTCATGTTGTCGTTCGCGTCATAGATGAATCTTATGTGACTGTTCTGCGCACCGGTGATGTGGTTTGTAGCGTTCTCGATTGCCTGTTGAAGCAAATACTGGATGGCGCTCGTGGTTGGCAGGTCGTGAACCGCCTGCTCGAATTTAGCCGTCAGCATATCGGAAAATGATGTCTTTGCTTTTCCGAGTTCAATCTCATCATACGATTCAGTCAGGACATTGTACACGACCTTTATGACCTGCATCTTAACCGCCTGAATGCCCAGCGGGCCGCAGTAAACCGATACCTTGTCGCAGAGCCGAACGCGCTGCAGTGCAGCCACGTCTTTATATTCCTCGGTATGCGCCAGGTCAATAAATTTGACAGTTATGTTCTCGTTCGGAATCCACGCCTCCGAATTATTTAGAACTCGAAGGGCTTCAGCACGAAGTTGTTCCTCCGTCGGTTGTTCCTGGAACGAACCGCTCAGGTCCATTGTAACAGGGATGATTTCGTCCCCAGGCTGCACGGAACTGGCAGCGACATACCCTTCCGTCAGAGTTACGACGCTATCCTCCGATTTCCAGTATGGCGCTACGGCATTGTAAACACCTGAAATATCTAAATCTTGGTTGATGTCAGTGAGATTTACCCCATACCTGATAGATACGCCATTGTCATTGCCGCGATTCAATCTCAGCTTGACCGCGAATTTATCCCATTCATATTCGCCCTTGCCATACACATCAAGGATTGAGCCGACACCGCCGCCGAGCATTGCTTTCACGACGGAAGGCACTTTCACTTCCCAGTTTCCATTTACGCTTTTGTCTGTCCAAAATGTGAATGGGCAGGGATTGTATGTCTGGGTTGGTATGGCCGCGAAGGCGGACATAATATTGTTGACAGAGAATGGCCGGAGGATTATGTTTCCCAATCGATAGCAAACATGATGCGCGTAGAACGTCACCAGACCGTTCATAGGGGCTCCCTTGGCGTAGATATCAAAGGGCTGTATGTCCTTCGCGTCATCGTGAATAACGCCCAGAATACAACCAATCTGAATCTTTGAGTACATTTCCCCGCTGATGGGGTAAGTGAATACGCACTCATAGATGCCGTTGCGCTCCTCTGTAACGGTACAGGATACGCAATCCGCGAGCCGCCCCAGTCCGTTATTGGCGAAGGTGGTTTCACCACGGCTATAGAGAATCGGTTTCATACAGTCCACCACCTCGGCGTAATGATTACCTTTGTGATTCCACTTCCAAGGGCAACACCGTTATGCCCCGGCTTCAGCACAGGATAATCGATCGTGTTGAGCGTCACCTTGTTGTCCAGTGGGGTCGCGCCATAGTAGGCGCGGCCTGTCGCGCAGTCGATATCCATGTAGGTATTGCTGTGTGATGCAATAGTGATGTTGGTATTTCCGATTCCAAGAACACCGGCGCCGTATACGCGAATATGCGGCTGCGCGTCAAAACGGGTAGGATTCATAACGTTTCCGGAGGACGTGAAGGTAAGGGGCCGGTCTCCCGACAGAAGGAATCGTTGGGGCATGCAGTTGAAAGAAAGACTGAACTGCCCCGCATTGTTCCTTTTGGTCGGGGATACTGACAACGGTCCTGCGTAGGTTACCAGTCGATACTCGTCCGGATTGTACGTATCGATAAGACGCCGGTATCCTGCGGCCATCAATGCAAAAGCCCGGAACGCTGCGAGGTTCGACTGAAAGTTTTCAATAATGAACGACTCATTGTATGTGAGTGTTCCATTCTGTAATCTGGTCGAAAGTCCGATCAGGTCCCCGTTTCTGCCGGGGACCTGGATGAAACTGATATCGCGGGTGGGGCTGTCAAAAACACCCTGCCCGCTGATATAAATTCCAAATGTACGGCTGTCAGTGCCGTCAAGTGTGAAGTAATTACGCATAGGCAGCACTCCTTTGCCGTTGTTCACGCGCCAGAATAGTCTGCACTTCCCGCGCGATTTGTTGCGCGTCCTGTCCAGGCTGCGCGTATACGTTGATGTTGATGTCACCGGCGCCACCGACAATCTCGCGGAGTTTGTCAGCGCTCAACACAATCTCGCCGCCGGGGCCATCGCCGAAGCCTTTCAGTCCACCGGCGGTTGCCAGTATGGTCGGGTTGGTAAACATGATCGGGTTGTCATAGGCTTTGCGATACCAGCTGACCGAGAAATTCGGATAATATGTCCCGGAAATCTCACTCCAGCTTGATACGTAGAAATGCGGAGTTTTGACATGCATATTCGACAGGTCAAAAGCATTCCTGTATGCTTCACTGATCCAGCTGGTGTAATAGGTCATGCCCTCATAGATGGTTCTGCCGAGGCCGTACCAGTCGATTCGGCTGATGGCGTCTACAGCGTCCTGTATAGGACCTTTAATGGCATCCTCTAATTGAGTGCCTGAGTATCCGTTTAGAGCCTCATCAAATTCTGTATAAGCACCGCTTCCGGCAAGCTTGAACGCGGATTTGATGTTGCTGACAAGAGTCCCCATCATAGTCGTAATGAGATGCATATTGTCGTTTATGCCCTTGACAAACAGATCCATCATATCTGGTGCATAAGTATCAAAGTCAGACAACGGGCCTTCCTTGGGAACGGAGAAACCAAGGAAATCTTTGATGCTGTCCGCGACGCTCTCGACCTTCGATTTCAGGCCTTCCCATTTTTCCGTTATTCCATTCTTGAAGTTGTCGATCAGATCCTGGCCCCAGCTAAGAGCCTTGTCGACAATCCCCTGTATAGCTTCCGGGATCTGATTGAAATAGCCCTTGATTTCTTCTATTGCCGTTGTCCATGCGGTCTTGATGCTGCTCTTGAAATTGTTGACGATATTCGTGCCCCATTTCAGAGCGGCTTCCCACAGGTCTTTAACCTTGTTAGTGATATCGTCCCACAGACCGGTTATGGAGTCTTTCACAAGATTCCATGCGGCCTTGATATTGGTCGTAAAATTACCAACAATGTTCGAGCCCCATTTCTTTGCGCCTTCCCAGATTTCAGTGATTTTATTAGTAATGTCATCCCACAATCCCGTCACTGATTTTTTAACGAGATTCCAGGCGGCTTTGATGTTGACAGTGAAGTTGCCGACAATGTTCGAGCCCCATTTCTTGGCGCCCTCCCAAACGGCGGTAACCGATGCGGTCACTTCTTTCCAAGTGTCGCTGAACCATTTTGTAATGGAATCATAGATTCCCTTCAGCCCTTCGGCGGTAGAGATTTTCGCCCACAGGTCGGAAAAATACTTGGATACAGCATCCCACACTGTTTTGATCGTATCCCACGCCGAAGTAAAGAAACCAGAGATTGTAGACGTTATGGTTGCCAGTGCCTCACTGGTTGTGATGGCCGTCCATAAGTCAGAGAAGTATTTACTGACCGTATCCCAGGCTCCACTTATCGCGGTCCAGGCATCCACAAAGGGTTTCTTTATTACGTCCAACACTTCGGCCAGTGTAGCGTCGCCGGTCACGGCGGCCCATATGTCGGCGAAGTATTGACTCACGGCATCCCAGGCGGTTTGTATGGCGCCCCAAGCGTCTTCAAACGGCTGTTTGATGGCGTCCAGGATTCCTGCCAATGTCTCGTTTGCCGTAATCGTCGCCCAGATATTCGAGAAGAATTCGGTAACCGTTTCCCACACTTTCTTGATATTATCCCACGCTGTAGTGAAAAAACCGGAAATTTTTGTAGCGATTCCGACCAGTGTTTCGTTTGTGGTGATGCTCTTCCAGATACCAGCGAACACATCGGCAACCTTGCCCCAGATTTCTTTGATCTTGTCCCAGGCGGTCGAGAACGGTTCTTTCAGTTTCTCCCAAAGCCCTGCCAGCGTTTCATCACCAGTGATCAAGCCCCAGACGCCGGAGAAAAACGCCGCTACGGTTTCCCATACGGTGCTGATTACTGTCCAGGCGGTCTGGAAGGGGGCGCTGATGACATCCGCGATACTACCGAGCGTTTCGTTTTGGTGGATCGTTTCCCATATACCGGAGAAGAACTCGGTAACAGTCCCCCAGGCTTCCTTGACCTTTTCCCAGGCGCCAACAAGGGGGCCGGACATTGCTTCGAGCGTTTCACCCAGTCCTGTGTCGCCGGTAATTGCGCCCCAGATGCCCGAGAAGAATTCTGTTACTGCGCCCCATACGCCCTCAATAACCGCCCATGCGGCCTGGAAGGGCGCAGCGATCGCGTCGAGGATTCCTCCGAGTTTCTCGTCCTGATGCAGCTTGTCCCATAGACTGGTGAAAAACTCGGCCACAGGCTCCCAGACGGCCTTAATGGTGTCCCACGCGCCTGTGAAGAATCCGGCTATGCTTTCCCATATGCCGGACATGAAATCTCTTACACCGGTCCACACGGTATTCCAATCAGTGCCGAACCACGAGCAGATTTTATCCAGGACGCCCTTGATGGCTTCTCCGACGTTCTTGACTGTTTCCCCGATATAGTTCCAAACCCTATCGAAAATGCTACCCAGTGCGTCCAGTGCGCCGGTGACATCACCTTTAAACAGTGCAGTTATCCCCTTGATAGCATCGCTGATGATACCGGTTACCGTTTCCAGTATAGTCGCGACTTGACCGAACGCGAACTCGAACACAGGCGCGAGCATTTCGCAGAATGCATCCCATGCTGCTTTCAGTTTCTCTATCACAGGCTGCATTGCTTCCCACAATGCCGCTACGTCTTTTTTGAACTGATCGACGAAAGTGCTGACGATGGTCTTTATCTTTTCCCAGATCGCGATCATTTTCTTCCGAAATTCTTCATTATTCTTCCACAGATGGATGAACGCGGCGACCAGCACACCGATGGCAGCTCCGACCGCGAGAACCGCGCCTGATGTACCGCTGAATACAGCACTGAGTTTTGAGAACATGCCGCTACCAGTCTTGGTAATCTTCGTAACATTGGCCAGCGATCCAGACAATTTGGATAGACCTTTCATAGCTACGCCTATTTTGCTGATAGCCGTGCCAACGATAACAAGCGCGGGTCCGATCGCGGCGACTACCATACCAATTGTAGCAATGAGTTTCTGTTGTTCGGGTGTCAGGGCATTGAACTTGTCCACGAGGCCCTGAATAAACTCAGTTACTTTCTGAATGGTCGGTGCGAGTGCTTCACCGATGGACGTGATCAGAACATCGATGGAACTCTTCAGCTTTTCGATGGAGCCACCGAAGCCACTCATCATGGCTTCTGCCATTTCATCGGTAGTGCCGACTGTTTCAGACATGACCTTGCCAAGTGCGTCAAGATCGCCGCCCAGAGCCGCGACCACGTCTTCATATTTAACGCCCTTCTTACAGGCTTCCCACAGGGAGTCCGCGAAAGAGTCGGCGTCACCAGCGGAATATTTCAAAATATCATCAAAGTCATCGGAGCTGACGCCGAGTTTCTCCATGTTCGATTTCATGTCGTCCAACGACATGCCCGATTCTGCCATTTTCTTTGCAAAATCGGTTACTGAAAATGAAGCACCGTCCAGCTCATTGGACAAATCTCTGACGTCTTCCGGGGCGGTGTTTATCAACGCCAGCCAGGGCGCCATCTGGTTTTTCCCGAAAATGGCGGATGCTGCTGCGATCTGCTCCGCTTCGGACAGCTCGGAGAATTTGTCGTGCAATTCCCTCTGAATTTGAACTGAACTCTTCATGGTCCCGTCTGCGTTAGTGATGGACCAATCCAGTTTTTTCAGTGCCTCTTGACCAGACTTTGCAGGGGAAATCAACCTGGCAAGGCCTGTTTTCAGAGAATTCGCGGCTTTGTCCGCAGCAATGCCGTTATTCGCCATGACGCCCATGTATAGGGCAGCGTCATTTACGTTGTATCCGGCCGCGGAGAAAACAGGTGCTGCAACCGACATGGCGTTTGACAGGCTGTCCACGTCCAAGGCGGATTTGTTACACGCTGCGGCAAAAACGTCAGCATAGTGGCCCGCGTCTTCAAAGCTGCCGTGGAAGCCATTGATCGTCGCGACCAGGCCGCCGGAAACGGTATCCAGGTTACCGCCTTCACCGGCGGCCAGGTTCATCGCGGGAGCCAGAGCGGCGGCGGCCTGTTCAGCATCCAGACCTGCGCGGGCGAAATTCAACGTGGCTGTAGCGGCATCGCTCATGCCAAAGGTCGAATTCGCCGCAGCGTCCTTCATCGCTTTATTCAGCAGATCCGCTTCCTCGGCGGTATTGCCCATCGTCTTATTGGTGAGCTGCATGGTCTTGTCGACTTCTGCAAACGCGGCGGCGCCGGCGGTCCCAACGCCGACCAGAGGAAGCGTTATCTTCGCGGTGAGCGACTGGCCGACATCGGACACCTTCTGGCCGACGGCTTCCATCTTCTCACCGGCGTCTTTGAGCACCTGCGCGCCAACAGAACCGAACTCCTTATACTGGTTCTGCAGATTTTCCAGATTCTGTTCGGTTTCAATGATTTCACGCTGAAGGGCGTCATAGGCATCCGGAGACAGGGAATCCGTCTGAACAGATTTCAATGCCTTCAGGCGATCACTCGTAGAGCTGATGGCAGATTCAAGGTCTTTTTGCTTTTGGGTGAGCAAGGTGACATTGCTCGGATCCATTTTCAGTAGTTTATTGACATCCTTCAGTTTTGCCTGAGTGCCATTTAACTGACTGTCAATGCCCCCGATAGCCTTGGATAGCTTTGTAGTATCGCCACCAATTTCAATGGTCAGGCCACGAATAGCCTTGTTCAGAGCCATTATCTCACCCCTTTCGCTTTAGAATTTATCGTAATCGCTTTGGGTAGCGATTTCCTGATAGGTCTCGTGATCGTTACTTGATTCTGTCAGAATATCCAACAGTTCTCCATAATCAAGGTAGTCCAGGTCCGGCAACGTCAGCCCGACTTGGAGGGCTCGGAGCACCATTACGGCGGTATTGATAGGCCGCTCCGTCGGCCTTGCTATTTTTTTGCCTTGGAAGTTGTCTTATTACTGGCGGTATATACCGCGATGACTTCATCAAAGGACTCTTGCAAGTCCATGAAATCACACTCATCGAGCCAGTCCAGATAATCGTCCTCGGTGAGCTTCTGCATATAGTCACGGACGCTTGGTGCGGTTCCCGCGCTTACTGCAGCTTGCGCTTCCGCCTGCTTGACCATGACGAACGTGAGCTTCTGGCTGAAATACACACGCTCAGCGTTATCGACGTTTTCCTGGCTTTGTACCGTTATCGGGTCCTCATGGAAGATCGATTTATAGTACACATTGGTCGAGGCCTTAGCCAGTACCGGAACATTGCTATCTCCGATAGAAATGATCTTAAACATTGTTATCCCTCCAACAAATATTGCCCCGCCGGTGAGTTCCGACGGGGCTTGTCCTCGAGCAGTTTATACAGCCAGATTACGGATTGTCCGGTTCATCGTCATCGTCGCTCGGCGTGCTGGAACCAGTCGGCAGGGTGACCGAAGTGTACCAACCGTCGTAAGCGGCGTCACCGGGATAGCACTTACCGCGTACAACATCCTTATCCAGTGCGGAGACGTGGATAGGAGATGCTGTGATGGTAGAGGATTCGGTCTGCGGCTCCTTGCTATCTTCAACAGTCGAAGACGACACGGCGGGGCGGGTGGCAACACAGTTATAGAACACGTGCCGAACCTTCTGCTTGTCGCCCTTGAACTCAAAGAGCAGGGCGAAATGGACAGCTTCGGTGTTGGCGTCCTCGTACTGGATGCCATTGTTCGCCTTGGCGATATTCCAGATCGCGGCCATGACTTCGTCAATGAAACGCGCGACTTCCAGATCGCCTTCATAACCGTTGTTATTGTTAACAACGTAGTAGGCGATGTTATCCGCATACCACTTCGTCAGTTCACCCTGGGGATCCAGACTGATGCTCCGGGCGCCAGGGTTCATAATCGGCGCAGCATAGGTAGCGGTATTGTCTTCCGGATTGATGGTCGCCACCGCAATCGCGACCTTCTCAAGGCCGAATTTGACCTTATTCTGCGTAGCGGCATTGGGCATGTTGGTATTCCTCCTTCTCGGATTATTCTTCGTCCGGCGTAGCATCGTAATCAATGACTACGGAATACCGGACTTCATACAGCTTTTCGCTGTCGATCCATGTTTCTGTTTTGTTCCAGCTGAGCTCATGGCGGATGAGCACATTCTCAATTCTCCGCTCTATCGGAGGTTGTTTTGTGTCGGTGTACAACTCGATCGCCAGTTCTTCGTACTGCTGGTATACGGAATTATCGGCGAAGAAGTTATCCGATGATGGTAATAGAAAAAGGATATATGGGGGATTCGGGCTTTCGCCCTCTGCGTAATGATCATACGCAGAAGGGATGCCGGTTTCCTCGATCATGGCTACGATATCATCATAGGTCACGTTCTCACCCCCGTTACGATTTGAGCCTTCTCTCAATTTCTTTTTCCATGTACTCAGTCCCGGATTGTTCCGCGGGTGCGAGATGCGGAATTGCCGCGACACGACCGCCTCCGCGCTTCGCGTGTCCATGCTCCAGCAGATGGGCCAGCATGTAGCGGGTCGGTGAATGCACAACCAGTTCCAGCTTTGTGGAAGTTTCCAGAACAGACTTGACGCGCCAGCTCTTGGCGTACTTGCCGCCCTTGATCTTCACGTCACCCTTCATTCGGTCAGGGCCAACAGGTGCGGTGTCTTTAATCTGTTTCTGCACTTTTTTGCCCGTCTCACGTGTGACTTCCTTGGCCACTGTGGTAACCTCGTCGGTGTAGTCCTTAAGGATGTCCTTGATGGCACTGGCAAATTGATCTATTTGAATCGTGTTGGCGCTCATTTGACCACCTCTCGGAGTTTCGACTGAATGACGATTGTCTCGCTCTGGTAGTTCATCATATCAATCGCGATGATATCGTAAATGCATCCGTTGAACACAACGCGATAATCATCGCTCGTCAGATCTCGCAGTTCGGAGCAGTATCTGACCTCAAAATTGATGGCCTGCTCTTGCTTGGTGACCCCGGCGCTTTGCGCTTCCTGGTCGTGATTGTATGTGCTGGCATACGCGCTGCATTTGTAGTAATCCACCCATGCCGGCGTATGATTCTTATACTTGTCAACGACGGTGGTGTTCTTCTGAATCGTGATGCGCTTATTGAATCGCGCGATTTTCCTTTTCATCAGAAACCACCTTCCCGGACAGAAAAAAGAAGGCTGCGAAGCGTCAATGTCAAATCGTCGCGGTCAGCGCTCTCCCTATGTTCAAAAAGGTAGCCGATGGTAAAGAGGATCGCCGTCCGAAGAATGGCGCGCTTCCCGGACAACTCACGACTGTCATTCTCTGTAGGTTCTGCGTTTACGGCTTTCCAATCATCATCAGTCAGTCTGGCTACATCAGCACAGTAGTTTTCGGCAGAAACGAGGAGACTATTGATCAAAACGTCCTCGTCCGCCGAATCTACGCGCAGATACACTTTCGCTTCGTTCAGCGTAACCAGCGCCATATCAATAGCCTCCCCTCGTCATCAGGCGCTCGGCTCGACGATAACCAGCTTGTAGCTGGTCTCGGCATAGCCGCTGGCTTTCAGAGTGAAGTTGTCGACAGACTTCTCGCTGTTGTCCCCGGCCAGCACCAGATCAGCAGCGACCCAGCGCACGAAGTAGCCAGCGGACAGGCCGACAGCAGTGGCTTCCGCGACGTCATCGTCGGTTAGGTTGGAGCCGTTGTATTCCAGACCGGTGATAGGCGAAACACCCGCGGAAACGCCGATACCGAGCCACTTATGGATACCCCAACCGTTGCCGCCATCGAAGTCCTTCAGATCTTCAACTTTCTCGGAAAGGGTGATGGTGATCACGCCATCAGATTCCTCAACACTGGCGATCTTGCCGGTATTGTAGGCCCTGTCGGCGTTTCCGCTGTCCGTGACATCCTTGGTGACGGCAAGGGTGAAGGCGTCACCGACCATCAGGCCGGCGTCTTTCAGTTTTGTGATCAGGGAGTTCAGCGTGGCGCGTACCTTTGCGACGGTATCACTGGAGACATCAGCAGTGCTCATGTTGGGCAGCAGACCACCGTCATTGTCACCATCAAACACAAGCTTGCCGCCAATGTGCGTCACAGCGCCACCCTGTTCCGTATAGTTCTTAGCATTGTAGCTCATGATTCGGCCCTCCTTTCGTTAAAACAGAAGGCCCCCATTAGGAGGCCTTCATCTGCAGCACCTGGATGCCCTCGGGCAGGACAACCTTGGCGTCGACACGCTCGGAGGCGATGAAGCCAACCAGGCCCTGATCTGCGTAACGCTCATTCAGGCGCTGGATGGTCATGCCCAGACGGTCAGCGATCCAGTAATTCTGGAAGTCGCCAAACGCGACGACCTTCGCGCTCGCCGCGATGCTGGGCGCATAGGCAGTGGTCAGCAGATCAAAGCCCAGGAGCTTGTCGGGCTGACCGTTGGCCAGAGCGGGCTGCCACATGTACACGCCGTTGCCGTCCTTCAGCTTCCGGATAGCGGCAACAGTGGCGTCCTTCATCAGGAACTTGGCGTTCTGACGATACGGAGCCTTCAGCGCATACACCAGGGAGATGATCTCGTCGGCGCTGATTTCGCCGGCCTTCGCAGCGGTCACACCGACCTCGCCGCCGTTGGCGGTGAAGATGCCTTCGGGCTGGTTGTTGGTGGAACCGGTGCCGACGCAGAACGCAGTCTCCTCAGCGATGGCGAACGCACGGGCGAACTCACCGGCAAGGAAGGCGTCGATATTGAACATGCTGTCCTGCAGCAGTTCAGTGGAAACAGTCACCAGATGGCCCAACTTATATGCGGACAGGGTGATCTGGCCGAGGGTGGGCTTGGACTCGACGAATGCACCGCCTTCAGCGGTCCAAGTCGCGGCGCCGTGAGCGGTAACCACGGGAATCTTGTGGTCGCTGTTCGTGCGGATGACCTTGGACACGGGACGAATCACGTTCAGCTCATCGCGACCGGCGACGATCTGGTTTTCAAATTCCTCGGGAACCAGATAGCCGCCCGCGGAGCCGGTGCCCTCCAGCATGGGGGACAGGTCATTGGAGATCCGCACACCGCTGCGCAGATAGGCGTTGAAACCCTTCTTATAGGCATCAGATGCCCTGCCGGTCTTCGCGTCGCCGTTCATAGGCCGCTCCACAACGGGAGCGCTGGCGGGCTGCTTCAGGCTGTTCTCCATCTCTTCCAGGCGCTGCATGCGCTCGATCTGGGCGGTGATAGCCTGGATGTCGGCCTCCATGCGCTCGTAGGTCTGAGCGTCCTCGGCGCTCATGGTGCCGTTTTCCATGGTGTGGGTATCGAGGAAGCGCTTCGCTGCTTCCCACGCGGTTGCGCGCTTTGCGAACAGTTCTTTCATGGTTTTAGCCACCTTTCCTTTATCAGAATTTATCCTTGATAGTTTTCAGTCGGTCGTAAAACTGCTGTACAGACACCGCGACAGGCTCCTCGACCGGCGCGGCCTCCGGCTCGGGTTCTGTCTCGGGTTCGGAAA